ACCAAGCAGCAGAAGGCCAGGTACAATCTAGTAACGCCAAGACATTAAGTGAGGCAAACTTGTCTACAGACAATGCTCTCACTAGGATAATGAGATGACCACAGAAAAAATAATAGATTACGGTAACGAAGTCCACGTCAAGAAGGCTAGGACTGAAGCTCAGAGTAAATATGAATTATTACTTAGAGCTATTGGAAAGGTTATGGACACCAAAGAAGGGAGAAAGGTTCTCTATGAGGTGATCAGTATGACTGGCCAGCATAGAACTTGTATGGGTAAAGACCCACACGAGACTTACTTCTTTTTAGGCCAGCGTAACATAGGACTCAAGCTGACGGCTATACTCACTGAAGCAAATCAGGAGTTATATTTAAAGTCGTTAGTTGAAAATAAAGGAGGAAATTAAAGATGGCAACTAAAAGCACACAGTCCACAGAAGGAACAGAAAAAACTGAAGCTGTTGATACAACAGTCAACACTGAAGTAAACACGGACGCAACTTCAGAAGGTACAACTGAAGGGAAGTCTATCCTAACTGGTAGTGATACTGGTTCGGAGACCGGAGAGAGTGAATTAACTAAGGCAGGTAGCGAAGAAGCTGATACTGCTGCTGACAAAACAGCAGAAGAGGTGGCTTACGAGTTTGAATTTGCTGAAGGATTTTCCGCTCCCGACGAAGAAGGTATGAAGGAATTACAAGACACCTTCAAGGAAGCTGGAGTTCCAAAGGACAAGGCTCAGAAGTTGATTGATTATTGGGGCAAGCTTGAAGAGAAAAGGGCTGAAGTCCAGAAGGCTGAAGCTGAAGCAACGATCAAAACAATGGTTGAGGCTACCAGGAACGACAAAGAAATTGGGGGTACAAAGTATAAGGAGAGTCTGTCCTTTGCTGCAAAGGGAAGGGATAAGTTCAGTAACCCGGAGCTAAATAAAGTCTTTGATGTTACACATCTAGGCAGTCACCCGGAGATAGTAAGGCTTTTTGTAAATATAGGTAAAGCTATATCAGAAGACAAGTTCTTAACAGGTGGTGATATTGGCGAAGGTGTTAAAAGGAACGAAACAGGCGAACCAATGTTAAAGTTTGACGAATAAAAATCTATAGGAGGATTTGAAAAATGCCTAATTTAGTATTACAAAACCAGCTAACTCTACTTGAGATAGCTAAAAGGAAAGACCCGAACGGTAACTTTGCTGTAATTGCAGAGATACTTGACAGAACAAATGCGATAATGAAAGACGTTCCTTACATAGAAGCTAACGGAGCACATTATCACAAGATCGTAAAAAGACACAGCTTGCCAGCAGGTGAGTGGAGAAAACTTAACGCTGGTGTAGGAACAGCAGCTAGTGATACTACTGAAGTAACTGAAACAATCGGTATGCTTGAGCAGTATTCAGAAGTTGACAAGGTTCTTATTGACATAGCAGCTAACCCTTCACAAGCTCGTATGTCTGAAGCAGCAGCTTTCTTGGAAGGTATGGGCCAGACTTGGGTTGAGACTTTGTTTTATGGTAACGGCGGAACAGACCCAGAAAAGTTTACAGGACTTATGCCTAGACTAAACGACATAACTCTTACAAACGTTCTTGGTTGCCTAGGTACAGGTTCAGATTTGACATCAGCTTATATAGTAGCTTGGGGTCAGGGTAAATGCTTCGGTATATATCCTAAAGGCCACCCTACGGCAGGTGTTGAGCATAAGAGTTTAGGAGAACAGACAAAGGTTCTTACTTCAACTCAGTATCAGATATACAGAGACCACTTCAAAATTTATGGTGGATTGGCTGTAGCTGATGACAGACACATAGCAAGACTTTGTAACATAGAGTCTTCTGGTCCTGCTAACTTGTTCAGTGATGATAAGTTGATCCAGTTGTTAAATGGTATGCCAGCTAATGCTATGCCAGTAATCTATGTAAACAAAACTCTTAAAACACAAATGGACATAGACGCAAAAGACAAAGCCAATGTTAACTACACAACTGCTAATGTTTGGGGCGTTCCAACATTGATGTTCAGAGGCGTTCCTGTAAAGATTTGCGAAGGCATAGTAAATACAGAAGACGAGTGTGTATAGTAGGTTAATGGTTAAATAAAAATCTATAGGAGGATTTTAAAATGTTAGATAGTAAATTGATTTTTTCAGCCGATCAGGATTTGGCGCAAACAGTTGGTGACTACGACAGTACGTCAGACCTTGATAAGGGTACTGGTTATGATTGTTGGGACGCAGCTATAATTGCAAACGAAATAGGAGACCTTTGGTTTAACTGCATAGTAACAGAGACCTTCACTTCAACTGGTGCAGCTACTCTAAAAGTAGCTCTTCACGACTCTGCTGATGACATAACTTATACCTCAACAGGTATAGAAGTTCCATTGGCAAACAACACATTAGCTGACCTTGTAGCAGGAAAGGTTCTTATATCTGTTCCTATTCCACAGGGCTTGAAAAGATACTTGAAAGTTGTTTATTCAATAGGGACACAAACAACGACAGCAGGAAAGGTTGATACCTTCCTAGCTGGCCCAGTAAGAGTTGTGTAACTAAGGAGAATTGAATTATGGCTAAATTTATTTGTACGGTTAAAAGTGTTTTAAATGGTCGGCTTTACAACCAGGGTGAAGAGTTTGTTGGTGACAAATGTCCTAATAAGCATTTCAGGCCTGAGAAAGAAGTTTACGCTAAAGAACCAGAAGCACCAAAGGAAGAGGAAACTCTTGCAACGGTAACTGGAAAAGCAACAAGTAACTTCAAGGGTAAAAAGGCCGTTAAGGTACAGAACACCGAAGAGTAAAAAGTTCCAGGTGGGCGGTTTGTTGGTTCAGACCGCCTTCTCTGGTAAAATCTGGAGGGCAATATGTCGGCAGTAGATATTTGTAATCTAGCATTAAGTAATCTAGGAGCCAAAGTTATTGCTTCTATGACTGAAGATAGTAAAGAGGCAAGAGCTTGTAACAGGCATTACGATATTATCAGACAATACTTGTTAAGAAAATATAAATGGGACTTTAACACCAGGATAGTAGCCTTAGCTTTAACTACAGACGCATTAGTAGATGGCTGGGAATACTGTTACGGGTATCCTAATAACGCATTAGCCGTTAGAAGGATTATAGATTTACACGGAACAGATGTAGCTTTAAAATATAAATATCAAATAATGATAGACTCAACTCTAACACAAAAGATAATTTATTGTGACGTTGCAGACGCTGAAATGGAGTATGCTGTAGACCTTGAGAATACAGACATATTCGGAGCAATATTTAAGAAGGCTTTGGCTTATTCTATCTCTTCAGAAATAACTATGGAGATAGTTGGGGATCCTTCGGTAAAAGACAAAATGACTTCTTATGCTATGTCGTTTCTTGCTCAGGCAGAAGCAGCAGACGCTAGGGAGAGTTATAACCCTCCACAGCACACCTCGGACTTAATAACTTGCAGAGGTGGCGGAGTATTGCAAACTGACGAAGAGTTGGGTTTATAAGATGAAAAATCTTTACCCTCCTCAAGTATCTTTCAATGGTGGAGAGATAAGTTCTGCTCTATATGGAAGAACGGATCTTGCTAAGTACAAAAACTCTCTAAAACAAGCTGAAAATATGTTTATCCATACTTACGGCGGAGCTTCTAACAGGCCCGGGACGAAGTATATTGGTGAAGCTTATAGCAGTACAACTCAGTCCAGGCTTATACCGTTTACTTATTCAGTAAGTCTTGCGTATGTATTTGAAATTGCACACAAAACAGTTGGTATAGTAGAGAGTACAATTATAAGGGTTATAAAAGAAGACGCTTTTTTAGAGGTACTTGGTACTCCTATTGAAATAGTTTTAAGTGCTTCACAGCATTTAAGTCTAGCTGATGTATATTATGCTCAGACTGCAAATTTAATGATAATAACACACCCCTCTCAAGCTCCAGTTCAAATTACAAGAGATCCGGTTGTTGAAACAACTTGGAGTAGTCCGCCTATAACCTTTGGCTCAGACCTTGCAGCTCCAACTGCTCCGGTAGTGACTGCTGGTATTCCAGCTCCACCACAAACAGGAAAGGACTATTACTATAAAATAACAAGAGTTGATAGCGATACAGGTGCAGAAAGTTTACCCTCAGTACAGGCTACATTAAACTGGGGTTATCCATTAGCTGTTGATAACTGGCTAATTTTAACTTGGGTTGCTGATGTGGCCCCAACAGATGTAACTGGATATAATGTATATAGAAAAGAAGCAGGGGTATGGGCCTGGACTGGATATGCTGAAAACCCAGGTGTAGGTAACGTAACATTTAATGACGACGGTATAGCTGCCGATATGTCAGACACAGCTCCAGTTGCAACAACACCCTTTGCTAGTCCTGAGTTCCCGGCTGTTGTAGGTTTTTACGAGCA